CAGGCTTGTTCCAGGCTTGTTCCAGGCTTGTTCCAGGCTTGTACCAGGGATATTTTTGCAGGTAACTGAGGGATTTGTGCCACTTTTGTGCCACATTCTTCACGGATTCTTCACAAAAAGAGGGTACCCCCCTTTCTTGTTTCGTGCAGCAGAAACACCAGCGTTTGTGAAAAAGAGGGTACCCCCCTTTGCCGGGTAAAAACTGGGGTCGCCAGGCTATACCTGGGATATTTGCTGGCGTTGTGCCGCTCCGTGCCGCAGAAATTATAATATTTTTTTTAAAAAAATCCTTGATTTCTTTGTTCGTGTAATTCATATTTATAAATCTAACTATTAAACCAATACAAAAAAATGAATCAAAAACAATATAAAGAATACTTAACTAAATATTATAACGGACTAAAAGGCTTCAAGGTTGAATCCTTTTTCTTAAACGACACTGATAAAAGCATTGATGCTTTTCCGACCTTCACTCTTCGCAAGGGCGACCAAGTCCTCACAATCGAAATATCAAGGGATTCTGAAGGCAATGGAGGAGGCTTTGTGTTTGGCTTGCCTTCGGTTAATTAATTAAAATATATATAGGCATAAAAAAAGCCCCCTTCCATTTTCGGAAGAGGGCTTTTTATTTGGTTTAATTATTGTCCGATTGGGTAACCTTGGTCAATCCAAGATTGCCTTTGTGATTCCATCCTTTCGGTTTCTCTGTCGATTCCCATTATGAGGAATGCAAAGAAGATTCCTACCATTACAAGACTTGAGAGAATATATATTTTTGTGTCGTTTTTCATTTTATTTTATTGGTTTAATTTTGTTATTTTGTTAAAAAGGGGCTACCCCCTTTTTGATTAAGGGGTAGCCTATTTATGTGAATTAAGCGAAATTCCTCAATGTTAATTTAAAAGAATCTTGAATCGCAAAATGTTCCATCCTAGCTTTTAGCCATATTAGGAAGTCTTGGTTATGTTCTGTCTTGGGGTAAATTGCCCCTTGGTTTTCTGTCCCCCATCCACTTGCAAGAATGTAATTGTGCATTGGGTTGTCATAGCCCTCAGTTTCCGTCACCTTGCGATAAGAGCGAGTAACAAGGGCTTGAGTAAAGATTGCCCAATTAACGATTTTCTCGAAGTCTAAAGTGCCTTGATGCTGACGGAATTCAATCGTGCCGTATTTAGGATAAGATTGGAGATTAAGTTTGTGATAACGGCTTAGAGTATCGCTAACACCTTGAGAATCAACTGAGCTTTTAAGCCTTGATTTGTTAGATGATGCCCATCTTGAATTTCTCCTTGATGGTGATACGATTGAATCAAAATTGGCTTCATTTTTCACGAAATGATTGACCAAATATTTGAGCCTTTTTGGGCTAAATCTTGGGGCTTCGTGATGAATGTGAAAACCACATGATGAATTAACACTAAAGCCCATAAGATTAAAGACATTAGTTATTTTCATTAACTGCAGTCCCATTTCATTGGAATTTAATGGAGGGCTTACAAGCTCTAACATAAAGCTTTCCTCCCCCCTTGAAGCATTCAAAGAAGCATCAGTTATAAGTTTCCAATAATCCTTAGTCGTATGATTGTATCGCTCTAAGCCAATCTTTACGCCTTGTTCTCTTATCGTGTCAATTGCTTGGTCAATTGCTTCCCTTGATTTGCCATTGAATTCAAGCTCAATGCCCATTTTCTTTGTGCTATCTGTTAGGCCGTAGAGCCTTTCTCTTATGCTGTATTGTGTAGTCATTTTTTTAGTATTTAATATTATAGCTTAATTGCTATGTTCCTTACAATGGTCCAAAAACAAGGAAAGTCGATAAAAAAAGTGGGTACCCCCCAAAATAATTCCCTAGCCCCCATTTTAAGCCAATCCTGGACGCTCCAAGCCGCTCAAAGCCCCCAAAATGCCCCCTTAATAAGGGGATAATAAAGGGATGGGAATGCATACTCTTTAAACAGAATAAAACCTTGCTCAGTAAAAAGGTGGTACCCCCTAAGCCAAAAGGGGATAGCCATCTATTAAAAAGTGGGTACCCCTTAAATGTGTGTAGCCCCCTACTTATATGGGGGGGTGGGGGTCAAAATCGCCTCATCAGTTCTATTATATTATATATATATCGCCCCCTAAAAAATTACCAGCCCTATGGGGCTTGACAAATTAGCTTTCTATATACTAATGTTTGGTTATTGTTTGGTATAGGTGCGACAAAATAGTCCCTTCCAAGCGACAAAATTGTCCCATGAGTGCTGAAGCAGAGTTAAAAGCAGAGATAGAACAAGCAATTGCTCAAGTAGCTGAGAGTAAAGAGCTTGCAAAGTGCAAAAGTTTGTCTAGAATGAAGCCCGAAAAGGTAGCAAAGATACTATATTTGCACGCTATAGGGGTAACTCAGAGTTCAATGGTCAAGAAATACGGCTTTGATAGGGGTACAATAATCAATACTTTAGTAGATTATGCAGATTATAGGGGAGAGTTTAGGGAACTAGGTGGTCAATTAGCAGCAAAAAGCTACATAAACCTAGAGAGTTTAGAGGAAGATTTGATACAAACAGTCCGAGAGAAGGTACAAACAGGCGAATATGAGCCTACGCCTAGGGACATTAAGGAAATCAGCATCGCTAAATCCAATTCCGCGCGTCAAGCTCTGACCGCCAGGGGCGAGGCTAGCTCAATAACGGAGAACAGAAACGTAGTAACCCAAGAAGATTACGAAGAAACAATACGTGCAGCCAAGGATAGGCTAAAGAAAATTGAAGGGGAGGTCATAGAACTCGATGAGTGAAATGTCAAATAGGGAAGAGAAAGCGTTTGATGACGCTAAAGCTATTTTATCTGAGCATTTTGATAATTGGGCTATAGTTGTCTTAGACAATTCTGATTCTTTAACATATGACTATACGAATTACTACATAGGTAAGACCTTGTGCAGAGAAACTTTGTTTGAGATGAACAAGGATGACCTTGATATAATTTGGGAGGATGCAGAAATAGAGGACGAAGAAGAAGATGGAACTTAGTTTTACACCGCATCCTATAATCAAACCCCCAACAGACCAAGAGATTGTGGCACTTGGGGAGAATGACCCAAAACTTTTAAAGGCTTTGTTTGACGCTCACGAGGGTCGCATTCTCGCTTCGGAGGAAGACCCTATTAGATACGGCTTTGATTTAGATGGTTGGAAGCGTATGAACGAAGGTTTGAATAAATACAATGAGTGCCTTGTTCTTGGTGGTAATCGTAGTGGAAAGACTACAGGTTGCGCAAAGTTAGTTATGAAAGCCGTAACTGAAAACACGGAAGGACACGTTATTTGTTTTTCGCAGAACATAGATACCAGTATCAAGATTCAGCAAAAGGCTATATGGGAAATGATGCCTAAGGAGTTTAGGAGAAAGACCAAAAGTACAGAAGGTTATATTAACTACTCTATGCAGAATGGATTCACGGGGCAGTCTTTTATTTTCCCAGACACAAGAACTAGAGTAGACTTCAAGACGTATACGCAGTTCAGTAATAACCAAACAATCTTAGAGGGTTTTGAGTTTGGTTTTAAAAACCCTGATGGAGTTAACATTGGTGCTTGGCTTGACGAATATCTTGGGGATAGCACCTTGGTTAATACATTAAGGTTTCGTCTTGCAACTCGTAACTCTAAGTTGCTTGTAGGGTTTACGCCTATTGATGGCTACACACCTTTCATTGCTGACTATTTAAAGAATGCAGAAACAAAAGAAACTCGAAATGCTTCTTTGTTAAACAGGGAAGTACCCATAAAACAATACAGCCCCGAGAGGGATGCGAGCATTGTGTACTTGCATTCAGATGAAAATCCGTTTGGTGGTTATGATAGAATAGCTAAAGACTTAAAGGGGCGTAATGAAGATGAAATCTTGGTTCGTGCTTACGGAGTTCCAGTGAAGTCTATGACTTCATTGCTTCCTTTGTTTAATACTGAAGTTAATGTACTATCTGAAACCACAAACAAACACGGAAGAGCCTTCCCAAATATTGCAGATAAGCAACGATTTACTTGCTATCAAGTGGTCGACCCCGCAGGCGCAAGAAACTATACTGCAATATGGGCTGGAGTTGATATTAAAGGACGAGTCTTTATTCGCAAAGAGTTCCCAGATAGAGATACTTATGGAGAATGGGCTATTTTTGGCGACCCCAAGTGGAGATATGGAGCCGCTTCTAAAAAAATTGGATACAATGTAGAGGGCTATGTAGAGCTATTCAAAGAAATAGAAAAGGATTTAAAGATTTCTGTGTTTGAACGCATTGGGGATTCTAGGTATTTTGCCAGAGAGAACGAAAACAATGATGACTTGTTTACTAGCTTTAGTGACTACAAGATGGATTTTGTCCCATCTGACGGCAGAACTGAAGAGATGGGTATATCTGCGTTAGACGATTGGTTTAACTACAACCCAAATGTAGCTATAGATAAAGCGAATGAACCCATGTGCTACATACATAGGGACTGCGGCAACTTGATTGACAGTATTATTAATTACAATGCAAAGGGTAAAGCAGACGAAGCCCTTAAAGACTTTTTTGATGTTCTTAGATATTTGCGTATGGCAAACGGTGGCGAAGGTCCCGACCACGTAAACTCTAAGGACTTAACAACAACAACTAGAGGTAAAGGAGGATACTAATGCCTAAAATAAAACTAACAGAAATAGCAGATGACTTGGGGATTTCTTTTGATAAAGCAGTAGAAATATCTTCATTTTGGCTAGAAGAAGATATGATAACGGGTCGAGGTCGCAATACCTGGATTAGCGAAAAAGGACAAGAGATAATGGATAGCTACTTACCAGTAAATATGGTATATAGGGGAAAGATTCTTGCGGTATGCAATAATGCAAGGTTTTCCTATGTCTATATTAAAGAGATGCTAAAAAAAGTTCCAATAAAGATGCCAAGGAGGTTGCAAGGAAAATCTGCAATAGGTAAATATGTTTACATTGAGGTGGATAATAAAGAAGAAGAACCTATTTTTAAATGGGTGCCTCCACCTGCAGTTGATTAATATGTTATAATTTTGCGCAATGGATGATACTGAGACTTCAAAGGCTCTTACTTATGTAAGTAAAACGCCTAACGTTAAAACATTGCGTTGGGCATATTCAAAAACGATTTCAGACCTAGAGTATTATTTCGACTTATGTAGAAATAGTTATGATGATAGGAGAAATTGGTGGGCAGGGAAAAGCCGCGACCACCGAAAGCACGGTGCAGATGCTTTTCCTTGGGAAGGTGCATCAGATATTGAGTCCCACGTTATTGACGAACGTATAACTAGACTCGTAGCTATGTTTATGTCGGCAGTATCTAGAGCTAACGTCCGAGCTTTTCCTGTAGAAACATCAGATATACCTAGAGCTAAGATTGTATCTAATTTTTTAAAGTGGATGATTTCTAGTGGATATATTCCTAGGTTCAAAAAAGAAATGGAACTAGGTGCAAACTATTTATTGGAAAGGGGTATACTTGTTACATACATTGGTTGGCAAAGAGAAGACAGAAAGTTCCTACAAGAAATTAATTTACAAGAAATTGCAGAAGCTGCACCTGAAGTTGCACAAAATATTTCAGACAACTCGGAAACGGAATCAGTAGAAAATCTTTTGATAGCAGCATTTCCGGGTGTAACCGAAGAACGAGCAAAGAAAGCAATTTCCGATTTAAGAGAATTTGGTAAAACGGAATTACCTACAGTAAGGAGACAAGTAGATGCACCTGAAGTTAAAACATTAGCACCTGACGGAGATTTCTTTTTCCCAAGCTATGTTACTGACCCACAAAGAGCGCCTTATTGTTTTTGGAGAACATACTATACGTCTCAAGAGTTAGAAAACAAAGTTGTAACTGACGGATGGGACCAAGATTTTGTAGATGTAATGATTGAACGCTATCGAGGTGTAAACATTAATTCTATTGAAAACGAACAAGAGGGTAGAAGGGCTAACAACACAAGTGATTCTATATACGAATCAGATGATTTGATTGAAATAGTATACGGATACCAAAGGTTGTTTGACGAAGAAGATGGTTCTGAAGGAATTTACTGCACAGTTTTCCATAAAGATTATAGTGGAGGAGATGAAAGCCCAGCGTTTGCAAAGTTTGAGTTATTGAACGGATACGAAGACTACCCTGTAGTAGTAACAAAGCTATCAGAAGATTCAAAAAGACTTTACGATACAATGACTGTTCCTGATATTTTAAGAGGAATACAGAACCAAGTTAAAGTTGAGCGAGATTCTCGCATCGACAGAAACAGTATAGCTACCTTGCCCCCTATCTTACATCCAGTAGGACAAGCTCCTACAGATTGGGGACCGGGAAGAATGATACCTTATAGACGAAAAGGAGATTTGGACTTTGCTCCTACACCTCCACCACCTACTGGTTCTATAGAAATAGAAAGAACTTTAGAAATGCAAGCTGACGCTTTGGTTGGATTAGATTTTGAAAATCCTTTAGCCCCAATTCGCAGACAGTTCTTAATTGACAAATTTTTAAATCACGCTGCTGAAGTTTTACAAATGACTTGGAAGTGCTTCCAAAGATTTGGACCAGATGAAGTATTCTTTAAGGTGACAGGTAGCCCTGACCCAATGAAATTTTCAAAAGGAAACGCAAGTGAGAATTATGATATCGTGGTTTCTTATGATGTATTAAATACAGACAAAGAAACACAGGAAAGAAAATTACAGTCATTGGTTTCTCTTACACAATTAGACCGTTCAGGAAGAATAGACATTGATGCATTACTAGAAACAGTAGCAAATTCTATAGACCCTGTTCTTGCTGATAGTATTCTGCGTGAAGGCAAGCAAGCACAACAAGAAATGGTTAAGGATGTAACAGATGATTTAGCTAAGATTTTTGCTGGCATTGAAATGCCTGCTAGACCAAATGGAGCGCAAGTCGCTATGCAAGTTCTCAAGCAATATACTCAGCAACCTGACATTGCCCAAAGACTGCAAACCGACGAAGGCTTTAAAGCACGTATGGAAAAATACATTGGTCAATATACCTTTATGCAACAACAAGCACAAAATGCTCAAATAGGAAAAGTGGGAACACAACCTGCATCTATGGGTAATATGGGTATGCAAAACATCAATCAATGAGTCTAGAAGAAGCACTTAAATATCTGCAGCACAACGAACAGTTTGCCGTATTCATTTCCGTTATTCACGCATTAAGAGAAGAAGCTATTGCAGAATTGCACAAAGCTGATTACGAAACAATGCAACAAATATCTGGTAAAATTTTAACGTACGACCAAATACTACAGATGACAGATTGGGAATCTATTCGTAAGAAAAACGATTCTGCATTCAGTGGACTTGTATAGGGTTGTATAATGACTTTATTCGCAATCGCTTTGGCGCAAAGAAAGTGGACAAATTATGACAGACGAAATCAAAACTGACAACGTAGAGTCAGAACAAAAAAATACGGACAATAGTCTTACACCTCACGAGTTTATGACTCAAAGGGTTGGTTCGAATAAAAACGAATCGGAAGGTGCAGAGGAATCTAAAATTGAGGAAGAAGTAGTTCAAGAGAGTGCTACAGAAACCGAAGAAGAGGAAACCAAAGCAGACGTTCTTTCACAGTTGGATATAGAAAATCTATCGGAAAGTGAAATCAAAGAGTTATCTACTAAGTTAAACAGTCGTGCAGTTGCCCGCTATGGGGAACTAACTGCTAAACGCAAAGCGGCTGAAGAACGAATGGAAAAACTAGAGGAACAACTTCAAAGTCTACAAAAAGACAAAGAAGAAAAAGTGCCTGTAGTTAAAGATAACCCATTGAAAGATGTCTCTGACCCCACTAAATTACAAACTGAAGCCAGTAATGCACAAGAAGTTGTGGATTGGGCAGAAGATTTATTGTATGAAAAGGGAGATTATGGACCCGATGATATTATCGCTACATTAGATGGACGAGATGTAACTAAAGCAGAAGTTCGCAAAACAATGCGGCATTCACAAAATATGCTTCGTAAATTTATTCCTGCACAAATGCAAGAATTGAAAAAGAAAGCATCGGCTATACAAGCCAGTGAAGCCTTTGCAGCTAAAGCTCAAGAAGAATTACCTTGGATGCGTAATGAAAATAGTGATGTATTTAAAAAATACAACTCTATGATTAATGACAGACGGTTAGTAGACTTAAAAACTATTAACCCCGAGGTCGCAGCACAGATGCCATACATAGTTGCTCACGCAGCAAATAGTATGTATGGTAGAAAAGCTATAGCACCTAGGTCAACTCCAAGGACAATCAAAAGTTCTCCTCACAAAAGTGCATCTACTACGGCAGCTAAATCCGAAAAAACTGTACCAAGAACGGCTAAAAAGCTTCAAGACCAATCAAAGCAGTTCCAGGCTTCTGGAAATGCACAAGATTTCGTAGCTCTCCGAACCTTACAAATGCAAAATAGAAAGTAAAACTTAAAAATTATGTCGTTTTCAAATACATTCGATACAACAAATACAGGTTCTGCAGTTTCTAATCGTG